TATTGCAGATCTAATTGAACGACCAGATCAATACTTAGGCGATAAAACTTATGTTCGCGCTACACTTGACATAGACATTGATTTTGATGACGCATCGTTTGTTCGAGAGACTTTGTCAAGTCTTTACAATCTTCGAGAGTTTACTTTCTTACCAAAGAAAAGAGAACAGGAAATCTTAGAAGTCGGAAATGAAGATGTTGACTTTGAATCTGTTGATTCAGTAGTGATCGGACAATTACAAAACGTCGATTCGAATACATTTGATTCGAACCTTTTAATCTCAATTTATCAGGCCCTATAAATGATTCAATTTGAAAAAATTATTCTAAAGAACTTTATGAGTTTCGGTAACGTACCGGAATCTATTCCGCTTGATCGTGATCCGTTGACGTTGATCTTAGGAAGAAACCAAGACAAAGGTGAAGACTCAGGTGAAAGAAACGGTGTCGGTAAATCCAGTATCGTTATGGCGCTGCACTTTGCTTTGTTCGGTATTTCGGTTGGTAACAAAATTAAGAAGCCGAGGCTAATCAATAACATCAACCAAAAGAATCTTGAAGTAACTCTGAAGTTTACAATCGGAACGAACTCTTACACGATTAAAAGATTCCGTAAACCAGAGAAGCTAGAGTTTTACGTCGACGATCACTTGGTAAATGACCAGGGCGGTGACGAAGGCCAAGGCGAGATGGGAAAGACCCAAGAAGAAATCAATCGTGTAGTCGGCATCACTCCTGATATGTTTAACCAATCAATTTTCTTGTCAGTCATTACTGAGCCGTTCTTGCTATTAGGATCCGGCAAGCAACGTGAATTGATCGAAGAACTTCTAGGAATTACTCAATTATCTGAGAAATCAACTACTCTCAAAGAAATGCTAAGAGAAACAAAGACTCAACTTGATAAAGAAACGTTCAAAATCAAAACAGTCGAAGAGACTAACGCCAGGGTTAGAACCAATCATGAAAAGTCAATTCAAAACTTGATGTCCAGAGAGACACGTTGGGAGAATGAGCATAGGTTCGAACTCGACGGGATTGAAAAAGAAATCGCTGAATACAGTGAGATCAGTATCAACCAAGAAATTAAAAATCACGAACTCCTAGCTGAATGGCTAGAAAAGAAAGTGGCACAAGATCAATTATTGTCTGAACTCGAAAGAACTAATATCGAAAAGGGTCGTCATGATCGAGCAAAGCAACAAGCTTTCAAGCGTTTAGAAGATTTGGCAATTGATTTAGAATCAGCTGAAGAACAAAAATGCCCTACTTGTGGTCAGGACGTGCATGACGATAAACACGATTCTGTCCTTGGCGGCATCGTTGAAAAAGTTGAGTTTTACGAAAAGCAACTCAGAGAAGAAGACGATAACCTGGCACAAATTGAGGAACGCTTACAAGAACTAAGCGAACTAGAATTTGACCTAGGTAAAAAACCTGAGGTATTCTATACCGAAGTTAAGGATGCATACAAACACAAAAGTACGCTGAAATCTTTAAAAGATGGATTGAAATCTGAGAAATCAAAAACCAATCCTTACTCTGAGCAAATTGCTTCCCAACCAGATGCACCGTTGCAGGATATCAATTATGAATTAAAGGATGATCTCATTCAACTTAGAGACCACCAAGAATTCCTTTACAAACTCTTAACCAGCAAAGACTCATCAGTTCGAAAACATATTATTAACCAGAACATCAGTTACTTGAATGCTCGCTTAGGTATGTATCTCGAGAAACTAGGGTTGCCACATGAGGTTGAATTCTTGAATGACCTCAGCACTGAAATCACAATGCTCGGTAATCAATATGACTTCTTGAGTCTATCTGCGGGTGAGCGGGCACGCTTGACTTTGGGACTTATTTTTGCTTTCCGTGATGTTTGGGAATCACTAAATCAAACAATGAACATCTTCTTTGTTGACGAATTTCTCGACACGGGGTTAGATACAGCGGGTGTAGAATCCGCGCTTAAGACCTTGAAACAATTGGGTCGAGAACGCGCAAAGAACATTTTTATCATATCACACCGTGAAGAGTTAATTTCAAGATGTTCAAATGTATTAACGATTGTAAAAGAAGGCGGCTTCAGTCAACTCGAATGGCAAAGAGACGAGGAAGAAGTATGACAGAAAAATCAGTCTTCCTGATACCACTTGATCAATTCCGAAACTGCCATTCCGGCAGCAACTTCTGTACCTAAACGCATGGCGGCCTTCTCTCGAAGTTCACCTTCTGTGAGCCCATCCACCAGATCGAGTCCGTCTCTGACTGGTTGGGTTACGACGTCGATCGCCGAGCTTAAAAATTTATCAAACATATCTTTATTTAACACCTTGTCAAACTTTGTCAAGAATATTATTGATCAGATGAATGTACGGTGTTAGGATTATAATAAGAAAAACACAAAACTAAAGGAGTTTAAATGATTTTATTCGACGAAGAAGTTAGAGCAGAACTTATTGAATGCGGTTACAATCCCGATGATGATGAAGATGTATTGGCCTGGGCGGAAGATTTACTAGAAGGTTAATGCTTGACTCCTGTTCAACTCGGTGTTACTTTAAGTGACACTGAGGAACAGGAGTTTTCAATGCAAACATATTCCCAAGATCAAATCAACAATTTTCGTGCTTACCTGTCTTATAAGTAAACAGTCCGCACTTCCCTCATCATGTTTTTGCTAAAATCAAAATCCCAACCTGCCCGACCATTAAAACTGCAAGTGATGCTATTGCGCTACTTTCCCAAAATGCAGTAGTCGATGCTTTTAATTCTTATCTAACGTATATGAACTTCGGTTCAAAAATTCAAGATCAACTCTTAAATCTGACCGTTAATCAGTTACAAGCAAAACGCTTAATCGCAAAACGGGACGTCGAGCCGATCACAATCGAGCAGTTCTTAATTGAACGAGCAAAGCCTTCACCACAAAGCCTTCGCCACAAAGCCTAAAACAAAAAGCGCGGAATGTTAATTCGTTACGCGCTTTTTCCTTGTCTAAAAATGGATTAAATCTTTTTCTTGTAAAGTTTGACCAATTCTTTTTTGGTCTCTTTTCCAGAAAGTTCTATATTATTATGTTCAAGGAGGATCGTTATTTGGTCCTCCTTTTTCATATTCTTAAATTTGGTAACTTTTTTATTCTTATGTGCTGGATGTTCGTAATCAGTTTGATTAGATTTGAGATAAGATAAATGATCTTCCAGCCATCCAATATAATCAGTTTCTAGGCTCACGTGCCCAGATCGTCTAAAACGATAAAATAAAATTCCTTCCAATAAATTGCATCTTCTGCACAAAACCCCACGGACTAAACCCGAATCGTGATTGTGGTCAACGTGGCGGTTCGTATTATCTTCAGTCAATAAATCTTCAGAGCAAATGCCGCATTTATAATCTTGTGCGACGAGCAACTCATCACGAATTCTTGCGATATCTTTTGATTTAAGAATTGTAACCAAGGGATCTCCATTTGAATTAATGTCAGGTAATGCCACAAGTGACCCATCTCCCAGCAAACCTATTAAAAGCTGTCCCCGACATTATATTTATCAACTTATAAATAATAGAAACAAAACAGGAGACACCCAATGAGCGAGATCAGGCTAAAGAATGCCCTTTCACAAATGAAAAACGAAGCTGTTTCGGAACGTAAAAATCATATCCGAAAGCATCGAAATCAACAAGGTGAGGCATGGTCAGTTGAATGCCAACTGGCTGACCCGCAAGACGCCAGACGAATGAACGGATTCATGCAACATGAATTGGATCTATATAATCAAATCCTAGAATATTTCAACCCAACTGCAAGAACTGCTCCAGAGATCTTCTCGGCTTTTACCGAAGAGCATATCAATTTGTTTGCATTCTTAGCACAGCACGGTATCGATATTCGAAGAATACGAAAAAGCAATCTACCAGATGTTATGAAAGAATTCGAAACGATTCTATTCGACGGTTCTATTAGTGAAAGAATGAAAATCCTAATGGAATCAGTAGGCGGATCTTATTCGATGCTTGAATCAACCAAGAAAGCAATGGCTCGTGAGCTAATGAAATTCTATGCTGAGGACGCAAGAGTACGTCAGCAAAGAATGCCAAAAGGCGGTGACCAAGAATTTAAAACCCCACCTAAGTCTTTGGCACAGCAAACCCCAATCAGCAAGCGTCACTTGCAGATGAAAAGAGACCAAGTCAAAATCAAATTCAACGAAAAAGAAGACCGTTCGGAAATTTCGATCCCTTATTGTTCTTCACCGATTTACGTGAAAGAAGTTGATCTATCAGATCGTAATTCTTGGAATATTATGATCGTTCACCAAACACCAAATGTAATGGTCCTACCAGGATCACCTTGGGTTTTAGACTTCAGGGGCATCAAGAACGATTACTTGGTTGATTATTTAGACAACCGTAACGATAAGTCAGGAGTATTCTGGCATGCCAAATCAAACAGGAGTGGAAGATAATGTCACAACTTTTAGAAACTTGCTTTTGCTTAGTGCAGGCCTAGTAATGAATCCAAATAACGGAAATATGGTTATTATTTTCTTAACTCGATATTCGGAAGAGCCAACGGACGCCGAATAATCTTATTGACGCTCGCAGTTTAGATATATAGTATCAGATAGTTAGAACATAGTGACTCAGATATGGTGGTATACCACCGACGGAAGGGATGCCTAGGTATCAGGAACGTCGTAAAACCCGCGTCACACGGGACCGCAATGAAAACTTCCAGGAAGAGGCACCATCCGAACTGGGACAGACGGCGGAATATTTACATGCACTCAATGAATCGGCGAGGTATGTGATAAGGATTAAGATTTTAATCTGAAATAGGTCGCGGATGCTGATGGCATCTTTGAAAATGAAGAACCATATCCAAAAATTAGAAGGCACAAATTAGGCACAACACTACCATAGGCAAAAAAATCAGGTGAAATGAATACCGCAAGGCACAAATCAGGGCGACGACCCGTAGGCACAAGGATTTGGATCATGCTCTGTCTCGAGACACTGACAACATGAACTCCGTTAGAAACTTTGAAGGTATGAAGTAATAACGGACGCCGGTTTTGGCTTAGCCACAAAACCTAGAGCGATAGGCGGGATTCGGAAACCCCTCGTTTGTATAAACTCTACATACCCTGACCATACGATGTACCATACGGAAATCGTCCTTTTGCCCTATTTCCAGTTACTTGGAGGCGGGGGCAAAAGGACTGGACTCACCCAACGGAATGTGTCTTGTTCAAGCCTCATCCAATAGACTAATATGACTTGAAATGGTTTTAATGATGTTTCTAGAAAAAGTTACCAATGAAAACTGTTAGGTTTTCATTAGATCTTTAGATCTTAGATAATTGTTATATTGTTTCACACTTGGAATCTTTGCGACTATCGTGAGGCTTTCTTCATTGCTCTATGATATTCTTCGTAGGCATCAACCATTGATTGTCTATCTTCTCTGGTAGAGAGCCACAATTCTGTCCAACCAATTCGGCCTTCCATATACATCATTATCTGGCTAATCTCTGACCGGATAGCTTTTGCCTCATCTTCGATTTCAGTGAGGAAACCGGAAATTCCCTCATCGTCTAGGAGCAAAAGCTTTAGTCGAAAAAATTTGAGGGATCAAATGTTAAATTTTCTTCGACATATTCATGTTGACAATGAGTACAAACACAATTCTGTGAATTCGGAACGCCGGCTTCATTAAGGCTTTTGATTTTAAATCGGATATTGTCTACTTCTTTTGTATCAAGTTCTTTGACCATAGGTTCAATATGTTTTCTTTCTTTAACGAAAATTCCGTCAGGGGTTTGAACTCCCATTACTGAATCACAAACCAACTCGAAGTTCATCTTAACCATTTTGTCAAAACTATTTGCAAAAGTTCTAATCTTTTCTTCGTCGGCCATTTCTTCTCGGTCGACTAATTGCATAATTTTTGTTTGTTCGAACTGAGCTAGGTTTGACTTTGTGCTGGTCTTAAAATCGTGCGGTTTCATTACCAAAGTCAAACCGTTTGATAATTCGATAGAGTTTTCGTCATCTAAGAAAGTCATTGTATCGATAGCCATTCGAATTGATCGGTCAAATTCGTTTATTTCATTACATTCAGGGCAAGTTGATTTAAAATCAATTGTATCTCCGTAAGACGCAAATCTAATTGCTAGCATCAAAGCGGTTACATCAGGAACAACCAACATTGAAGGATCTCCTTTAATTCCCGGAACACATGATTTGATAACGTCCAACATTCCTTGACCGTTTAGCAAGGCGTCTGGGCTTTTTAATGAAAGGTCATCAGATGCGGTCATAGCCTTAATATCGAGTTCATCGTTATTATTCAATTCCAAAAAGTTCGGAGGATAGAATAATCCTCTTGAAGGTAAAGGAATTGAAATTTTAGTCTGGCGACCATAACCGGCGAGTGGATTTGCTGTCTGTGACATCGGGTTCTCCAAATTGGTAAATAAAACTACTAGACTTATTTATTCGAGGAATCATGGCTTCTGCAGACGATATTTTAGATGGCTTAGAAATGTATGCTAGCCGTGCGGGCGATTGGTCAACGGAAGAAACTGCGAAAGATATGCTTGCAGTTATCACCGAGATTGCTAAAAAAGCCGGCGTTTCACAGAAAACCTTAGAAAATACTGCCAAGAAGTTCGAAAAACCTTCGGCGAATATAAATGAATTCTCCAAACAAAATAAGACTTATCAATCAAAGATTTCGGTTACTGTTCAAGAACTTAATAATTCGTTAGGATTGGGAAAAACTAAGTTCGGTTCTATGCTAGGAAATGTAGACAACCTCGGTAATTCAATCAGATCCGGAACTGGATTATTCTCGAAATTGAATCCGGTTATGTTAGGTCTTACTGGAGTTTTTGTTGCAGTTACCGCAGCAGTTAGTACCTTGGTTGAATATATAATGGACTCCGTGAACGTGTATATGCGTTTGCGTGATGTTGGTATTACTTTTGCTGGCGGTCTGGTTGAAATGCGATACGCAGCAGCTAACGCGTCAATGGGATTTGAAGAGTTTAGCAAAACACTAGCAGAAAACTCAAAAGTAATTACAGCATTCGGTGGTGATGGCGCTAGACAGTTTAGTATTTTGTCTAAAGCAGCAAGAGACACAGCAACAATGCAAAGAGGGTTGGCATTTACAACCGAACAAGTGAATGAGTATTTGTTAGATTATTTGGAAGTACAACGCCAGACAGGTCTATTGGATCGACTGTCAGCCGGCGAGACAGCTAGACGCACTTCCGATTACTTAGAGTCGTTAGATATGTTCTCACAAGCGTTAGGTAAATCTAGAAGCGAACTTGCTGAGTCTAGTAAAAGTATGACTGAGGGTATTCGGATTCAAGCAGGTCTTAGAGCTATGCCTAAAGAGATCAGAGATACCGTTATGGATAACTTGAAAAGAGCTGGTCCTGCTTTTGATGCTATTGGTCCTGAATTCGGTGAAATGGTAAAAGAAATGATAGCAACAGGCGGTCGGCCGGTATCAGAAGCTGCGAAGATGTTTATAGCAGCTTCACCTGAACTCGGTTCACAAGTCATGGCTCTTGCTGACAGAATGGGTAAAACTAGACTTTCTAACGAAGATTTCCGAGAAGAAATGATAAAACTCAAAAAGAATGTAGGCCCCGTGGCTGACGATATGTCCCAACTCGTTGCTCAACTCGGTGAGTCCCAACCAGCCTTTGCTAGTTTTATGGGTTCACTATTGAATATAGAACGAATGAAAATAGGAGGGAAAGGGGAAGTTGATCCGTTGGTTAGATTGATGTTGAAACTTGGTGAAACCATGAAATCTATTACCGGTGCATTTGACTCTATGAAGGCAAGTATCTTCGAAAATCTAGAAGGACCTCTAGAGCAATTTGCAACATGGATGAATACAAAAGTTCTACCTGGCTTGAAAACATTTTTTGATGAAATTATAGGAATTTTTCAAGGCGAAGGTGATTTTGGCGACAAACTAGTCAATGCCTTTTCTCATGTTTTTGATAGATTAGCAGAAACTCTCGGTCCTATTCTTTCGGATATGATAACTTTTATGGTTGATTCTGTTTTAAGAAGTTTGCATATTGAAACCGATGCGATGGAACAACGAAAGAAGTTCAGAGAGAAAGAAAAGGAAATTCAGTCCGGAAAAAGTATGTCAGCGGAAGAATTTAAAGCAATGGCAAGAGACTTGATGATTGATGTTAGAGACGGTGATGTTTCCAAAGCTGATGCAAATAAAATGATGCAGAAAGTCCGTGATGCTCAATCAGAATTATTGAAAAGACAAGGCGACGGTTTTAAACCAGTCGGTAATATGAATGCATATAATGAAAATATTTATGCAAACCCTAACACACAGCAAAGTTCTATGCGCATCGGTCGCCGCGTCACCCGAACCGGCCCAAGCTTTGCCCACGCCGGTATCAATAATGCAATCCCGAAACAACAGAATACTCAAATGCCTAAGGTAACTCCAACAAAACCTGACATTAAAGAAGAAGAGAATGGTTTCGGGTCGACTTTGATCAATAAAATTTCAGAACTAATTGATGTGAGTAATGCAAACTTAACTCAGAATGCGGCCTTGGCTAGGAAACAAAAAAGAGCTACCGATAAAGCCGGTGAAAAAGTAGAAGGATCGTTCTAGAAGTAATCGGTACTGACTAAATAAGATTATAATAAACCCATAAGGAGAAAACCATGGCATCATGGAAACGTCACTATCGTTTAGCTTCAAAAGAAGCTAGAATGAATTTATACCGAAATAAGGATGATGCAGGGTATGAACCAACCGGTTCTTCTAAAAATTACCAGTCTTTCCTTCCAGAGGTATATGCAGGTTTTCCAAACAGAATAGACCGTTTCCGTCAATATGATATGATGGAAAATGATCCAGAGATTAACGCGGCTATGGATATCTTAACAGATTTCTGTACTCAGAATAATGACGACGACGGCGGCAACCCTTTCCGTATTGAGTTTGGTAACGATACTCCGGATACGGTTATTGAAACTATTCAATCAATTCTCAAGGGCTGGGTGAAACTTAATAACTTGGACAGAAGAATTTTTGATATTGTTCGTTCAACTTTGAAGTTTGGTGACTATTTCTTTGTTAGAGACCCGGAAACATTCGAACTATACCCAGCGAACCCGTATAATATCGAAAAGGTTGTGGTTGATGAATCCCGAGGAAAAGAAATTGAGCAATACTTCATTAAAAACTTGGAGTTAAACCTTCAAGGGCAAGTAGCAACTGCTGCAGTTGCTACAACCAATAACTATGCAATTTCCGGAACAGCAGCTACTACCAACCTAACCGGTAGTCAAGGAACGACAGGTGGCGGCACTAACTCACAAATGGGTGGGTCGGCGTCAAGTAGATTTGCTAACAATCCACAATCGTTTGCTGTTGGGGCTGAAAACGTCGTCCATGTTTCTATGAACGCAGGCGACGATCCTAACTGGCCATTCGGTACTTCTGTTCTTGAGGCGATTTACAAAACCTACAAGCAGAAAGAATTGCTAGAAGATGCGATTATCATTTACCGTATTCAACGTGCACCGGAAAGACGAGTATTTAAAATCGACGTTGGAAACTTACCGCATCACAAAGCTATGGCTTTTGTTGAACGTATGAAAAACGAAATGCACCAGAGAAGAATCCCAACAAGGGACGGATCTGGATCTAATAGTTTTTCACTTATGGACACAGCATATAACCCGATGTCGATCCTAGAAGATTTTTATCTTCCAGTTACTGCAGACGGTCGTGGTTCTGATATTACCACGTTGCCTGGTGGTGAGTCACTCGGTCAAATTGATGACTTGAGATTCTGGAACAATAAACTAATCAGAGGTTTGAAAATTCCTAGCTCGTATCTTCCGTTTGGTCCAGATGACGGAGCGCAGACATTTAATGATGGTAGACTAGGTCAAGTATTTGTTCAGGAAATTAGGTTCGCAAAGTATTGCCAGAGACTGCAGAATAACTTTGCTCCAACTTTTGACGCTGAATTTAAAAAGTTCTTAGAATACAAAGGCTACAATATCGACATCACTGATTTTGAAGTTCGTTTCAATAAACCGATGAACTTTGCAATCTGGACTAAGATCGAAATGATGAACTCTTCGATTAGTCTTTACACTCAGATGGCTGACCGCCCAGAGATTTCTACTCGTTTGGCTATGGAAGAATTCTTGCAGTGGGATGATGAAATTATTGCTAGAAACGCTAGAATGTGGAGAGAAGAAAACCCAACAAAACTCAAGGGTGTAGCTTCACTTGTAGCAGATGATGACATGGCAGACGGAGCACCGGGACTACAATCGGTTGGTGTTGGTTTGCCGGGCGAAGATGAAGACTTCGGAAATGAGGAAGGTTTAGACAGTCCGTTAGGTGGCGAAGATGAAGACACTGAGGACGATAACGATGAGGAAACGATCTAATGAAGCATAATGAAATCATGGAAGCTGACATGTATGAGCCAGGACAGGATAAGTCTATGCGAAAAATGTCGGATACTCGAAAGCCTAAGATCACTCTAAGAAACCTGAATAGACTCAGAAAGATGCGAGAAGTGAAAAAAGCTGAACAACAAAAGTCCGCATCAACCCTTGAAATTCAATACGCTAGCTCGGGATCAGACGAATAATTAAACTAAGATTTGAAGAAAATTTTCAAAAGTAGCACTTTTGGTATTCTTTGGTACGTCTTTTAAGACTTTTCTCCTAAATATATTTGAAAAACTGTGGTTTTATCAATCTTACGTAAGGAGAAAAATTAAATGGCAAAGAACATCGACAGTAAGCTTTTTGAAGCTTTCGATGCATTCACAAATAAAGACTTTGACAAAGCAGACGCTTTGTTGCATGAGTTCTTTGTTGGGAACGCAAAGAACCAGCTTCAAGAGACCTGGGATGCTACATACGAAGACGACGAAGAAGAAGGCATGTACGCTAACGAAGTTGGCGGAGACATGGGTGATGACTTCGAATCAGATGTGGTTGACCAAGAAGAAGCAACAAACGATTTAGAAAACGGAACAGGCGTTGACATCGACGTTGAAGATGATCCAAACGCACCAGTAACAAAGGCAGATTTCCAAGATCTCGACGACAAGATCGACGAACTAATGGCTGAAGTTACCGACGAAGGCGACGACGAAGAAGAAGATTTTGACTTCGACGACGAAGAAGGCGAAGAAGGCGAAGAAGGCGAAGAAGGCGACGACGAAGAAGATGACTACGAAGACGAAGACGATCTAGACGAAGGTGAAGATCTTGAACTAGACGAGTCAGAAGACGAAGACGAAGACCTAGAAGAAGGTGTCGACTATAAAGACATTGGTAAGGTTTCCGGCGGCGACGACGGCGCGAACGCAAAGTCTCCTCATCCTAAACATAATAAGGGCGGCAAAGCAGAAGGAAAGATGGGTAAGTCCCAGAAGGAAGAATCCGGACGCACAGCACCATCCTTTAAAGACGAAGTCCAGACAAAAGACGGAAACCAAGGTTCCGGCAAAGAGCGCCAGAAAAAAGTTTCCGACAGTGACAAGGCTTCCAAGACCCCATCAGACGATCAAAACGTCAACTCACCGATGAATGAGGTCTAAATGAATCAGAAGACGCTACTCCAAGAAGTACTCTCACAGCAACAAGCTAGACTGGTCGTTGAATCAGATAAGAATGATGCAGGTGAGAAAAAATTCCATATGGAGGGTATCTTTATCCAAGGTAATCAACCTAACCATAACGGTAGGAATTATCCAGAGGGTGAAATACGGTCAGCGGTAGATGACATCCAAGCTAAGATTGATAGCGGTTTTTCGGTTACTGGTGAGTTGGATCATCCTGATTCACTCACCATTAATCTCGACCGGATCAGTCATGTAATTGATAAAATGTGGATGAACGGATCAGACGGCATGGGTCGTTTGACTATAATTCCAACACCGTGTGGCGACATTGCCGCAGCTCTTTTAAAGAGTGGTGTAAAGCTTGGTGTCAGTTCAAGGGGTTCCGGCAACGTGAACGAAGCAACAGGAAGTGTTTCAGAATTTGAAATCATTACTGTTGATATTGTTATGCAGCCTTCTGCTCCAGAGGCTTTCCCGACTCCAATTTACGAAAGTATTTTTGGAACTCGAAAAGGCCTGCAGACCCTAGATGTGTTTCAAGCAAACCGCGATGGAGATCGTATTGCTGAAAAATACGTTGAGTCACAATTGACTGAATTTATTAAATCACTCAAGTAAGGTAGGAGAACCTAATAATGGCAGATCTAAAACAAAAACTTGCAGAGGGTGGACTTCCTAAAGAAGTACAAGATACCATTCTCGAGGCATGGAATGAGCAAAAAGCTGAGATCCGTGCTGAAGCAACTGCCGAAATTCGTGAGGAAATCGCTGTCAAGTATGAACATGACCGCGAACAGACCGTAACTGCAATGTCCGAAATGATTAATGACGTCATCGCAGAAGAAGTTCAAAGTCTAAAGGAAGAGCGTTCAGCTCTTGCTAAGGAGCGTGTCCGGAACAAAGAAAAGCTTTCTAAGTTCATGGAATTCGCAATCCGCAAACTAGGAACAGAAGTAGTCGAACTTCACGAAGATCGCAAAGCTCTTGAAGAAAATATGAAAAAATTCAAAGAGTTTTATCTACGTCAGGCAGACAGAGAACTTACAGAGTTTCGTGGAGAAACCAAATCACTTGCTGAAGCACGTGTTAAGGTACTTTCCGAAGGTCGTAAGAAACTCGAAGAAGCTCAAAAGAAATTTGTCACTCGTGCAGCAAGAAGTGCAGCTGAGTGGATCAAAGAATCAACCAAGAAAGAGTTCAACGAATTCCGTAAGGAAATCAATGAAGCTCGTCAGAATAGATTTGGACAAAGAATGTTTGAATCGATGGCTGAAGAATTCAGAACTTATTTCTACAATGAAGATGCACATTTTCAGGAATTGACTAACGCAATTCAAGAGCGTGAGCAGAAACTCGAGGAAGCTCAGGCTGCTCTCGAAGACAAGGACTCGTTAATCGCAGAATCTAAGAAAGAAGCTAAGATTGCACGAGACCGTTTAATCCGAGAGGCAAAGATTAGTTCTTCTCTCGGTCATCTACCGCGCGATAAGCGTAGTGTAATGATGGAATTGCTTGAAGACGTTCAGACCGAAAGGCTTGACGAATCTATCAAGAGATATTTGCCAATGGTTCTAAAGGAAGGCAAGAAACCAGTTCGCGAGAAAAAGGTTTTGTCTGAGTCAGAACAGAAGGCAGGCAAGAGAGTCGTTACAGGAGATCGTGCCGAGAAGGTGATCACTGAGTCAAACGATCGCATTGACGAAGTCGATGGAGAAATTGATCGACTAGTTTATTTGGGAACACGTTCCTAATCTAAAAGGAGAAAAAGAAAATGAGTATGCTACTTGAAAATAGAAAGTGGGGCGTTGTAAAAGACAAGCTTACCGAAGGCCTAACCGGCAATCGTAAAGATGTTCTTGGCGTCGTCCTAGAAAACCAGCGTAAGTGGCTTGTTGAGGCAGCGTCCTCAGGTGCAACCACAGCAGGAAACATCGCAGCGTTGAACAAGGTTATTTTGCCTGTTATTCGCCGTGTTATGCCGACTGTTATCGCTAACGAAATTATCGGTGTTCAGCCGATGACTGGCCCAGTTGGTCAGATTCACACACTTCGTATCCAGTATGCTGATACGGTTCCAGGAGCAGGAACTGGTGCAGTTGCAGGTGACGAAGCTCTTAGCCCGTTCAACATCGAGAATCATTACTCCGGTAATGAGAATCCTGCAAACCCTGGTCCAGCACGTACTGCCCAGCTTGAAGGTCGTATGGGTAACAAGATGAACATTCGTGTCTTGAAAGAAACTGTTGAAGCAGAAAGCCGTAGACTATCAGCTAACTGGACAATCGAATCCATGCAGGACGCACAGTCCCAGCACGGCATCGACATTGAAGCTGAATTGATGGCTGTTCTAGCACAGGAAATGACCGCAGAAATTGACCAGGAGATCTTGAACAATCTTCGTACCCTAGCTGGTACCGCAACGGTTACTTTCGATCAGTCAGCTGTTTCCGGTGTTGCAACATCTGTTGTTGATGAGCACGCAGCACTAGCTGTTCTTATCAACCAGCAGGCAAACCGTATCTCACAGCGTACACGTCGCGGTGCAGGTAACTGGTGTGTTGTTAACCCACTAGTCATAACAGTTTTTCAGTCCGCTGGCGCATCCGCGTTCGCACGTACAACTGAAGGAACTTTCGAAGCACCAACAAATACCAAGTTCGTTGGTACTTTGAACGGCGAGATGAGAGTTTATGTTGACACATACGCAGGTGACAACGTCGACGTTCTAGTTGGATACAAAGGAACCAGCGAGTCGGATGCAGCAGCATTCTATTGCCCTTATATCCCTCTAATGAGCTCCGGTTCCGTTATGGACCCGAACACAGGCGAGATGATCACAACGTTCCTAACACGCTACGGCTACTTGGAATTGAAAGATCAGGCATCTTCACTTGGTAACGCAGCTGACTACCTCGGTAAGGTTGCAGTTTCCAACTTGCGCTTCTACTAAGCCGAAGGCTTAGAAGACGCTCGTAAAGAGCTAAGAAGAATTTATCCCGGGGCTTCGGCCTCGGGATTCTTCATGATTATTATTGATTTTTAGATAAGAATAATAATAAAATAAAATAAAATTGAACAATGAATTTAACAGACAAACAAAAAGACAGATTTCTAAAGATTATAGAAGGTAGCTCAAAGCATATAGGTCAGTCACTTCTTCGGGAAAAAATAAAGACTTGCTTGCTTGGATAGAATCATATGAATTTGATTTTGAAACCATAAATCTAACCGAAAAGGTTTATTTGGTAGTTGCTGAATTTGACCCGATTTGTGAGAACGGAAATAAAAGATCTTTCAAGTCTTGGTCTGATGGATACGTTTTAGGTTGTGGCCGACCGAAGCAATGTGAATGTGTTTTCAAAGCTGTTAACGAAGCCCACCATAGAAAAATTGATAAACTCAAAAACGATTTAGAATATCGAACAGGTATAGGTAAGAAAATTACCAAAAAGCTGAATGCTTTTTATGAAAGAACCTCAGACGAAGATCTTAGAATTCGTTATGATTCAATAAAGGCCTCGCTGCAATCACAAGCAGTAAAAGACAAAAGAGCCAAGACGAAAATTGAAAGAGGTCAACAAATTGACCCAGCTGAACGAACTGAACGTGACGAATATTATCATCAAGTTGGAATCATAACTGAGCAGAACTTTCGAGACCATTTCTACGAAATTAATCCAGAAGGTTTATCTAGGGGAGAGTATCATCTAGACCATATCTACTCTAAGATCGCCGGTTATCGTAATGGAATATCGCCCGAAGTAATTGGTCACTGGAAAAATCTTCGAATGATGACAGAGTTAGACAACAAAATCAAGGCCGGGAGATGCGATCAAACCATCGAAGAATTAATGGAGGCTATTAAATGATCCTCTATTAAATCAAAAATCTACTAGCGGTTACATGACAAACTCCTTTTATATGGATCAAATTTATCTTTCTCATCTAAGTAGTCTTTATTCTAGACGATTTATTTCATTTTGTCAAGAAGTTTTTCGAGAAATTGTTGGTTTCGATTTTGATTTGAAGAGTGTTTAGAAGCCAGTCACGAGCCTCTTCAGACATCATGCCGAGATCAAACCGACTTAATGTTTGGATCTTAGCGTTCATCAATTTTTCTTGTGTGTTCATTTCCACCATTTCTTCTTCTCCGGACCAGAATTCAGTCGGGTGAACTCGGCATTAATGAGATTTAATTCAAGTTCTCTGGCTTCTTCTTCGTCTTCCGAATAAACATTAGAATTAAGAACCTGATCATACCGATCGACCAACGCTTCATAGTTTAGTGATTTCAAGATGTCAATGCTTTCCTGCGCTTCTGGAAATTTGCTTAGGTCTCCTGGCGCGAACTGTTTTCCGGAACTGATTTTAGCCATGCGGCGTGCAATATCGGCGGGAACAGAGTCGGTTCTTTTTGATATTTTATAACCGTTGCTAACAAACTCAGCAGCTTTGAATTTGTGGTTGAAAACTTTCTGACAAATCTTTTCAACTTTGTCCAAATCAAACCAACCGTTTGTTCGTACACCGGATTCCATATCTAACCAAAAATCAGTTTTATTGGTGTTTGATTTTTCGATCATTATTAGATATTTTTCAATCGTTTCGATCGAGATACCACCAGAGTAACCAACTAGGTTTGAGCTGTAACTTGGTTCCGGTAGTGATTCTGGAAACTTACCGGTACCGCCGGATGTGTCAAACAATTGAAGAGCATCTTCAGGTTTGGAAAAGGTAAAATTTCTGACTTGAGTTATCAATTTAATCCGTAGCATCTGAGCAACGCGTACTGCTTTCGAACTCGCTCCTGCACCGT